TTCAAATTCCAGTATCTCTAAAATGGACTTTCTCTGATTTAACATCAGTTTTTTTGATAAAAGTTCAGTTCTTTTTTTCTGGTATTCTTCAGTCGGAACACCTTCAACGGTAAAACTTTGAATCCCACCAAGCCCACCACGGACCTTATCTTTTACCACTTCTCCATCTTCAATCTTTTTTATTTTTTCTTCAAGTTTCGGAATCCGATCTTCCAAATAAGCTATTTTATTTCTAACTTCTTCTTTTTCTTTCAATAAATCAGAGTATTGTGTAAGAATTTCCTTAGTAATCATATACGCACCTCCTATAAATATCCGTGCATAATTTTGCTTTCTCTTGGCGTGCTTCTCATTTCATTCTCCAAAAGTGCAAGTGAATCCGGCGCATCATCATGTTTTACTTTTCCACTTCTTGTCATAGTTGTAAGTTCGCGCATGAACTTTCCGTATTGACTATTTCTTTCGTATTTGCTTTTATCCAAAAAATAATAATCACGAATTATGTTGTCCCTGGCATTTTCCATTCTCGTTATTTTGTTAGCACAATTAAATTTATACCGATCACTACAACGACCACCCAACTTTTTCACTATGTCAATTACATCTCGACCAAAATATTCACCGGCACTATTACTTTCAAACACAACCGTTTTTACATTGTGTTTTACGATCGCATTTGCACATTCCGGTTTTGTATGTTCAACACCGGAATTGTCAAATACAACATCGACTATAAACACTTCATTTCCGTAAACATAGGCTATTGGCATTGAACAGCTATCATCGCCTTTATCAGCACAGTCACACGCTGCCATAATCGCATCCGGTTCTCTATCAACTGGCAATTCCGTGAAATATTTCAGTTTATCAGCTGGAAACATTCGTCCTTTTGCTTCAAATGGTTCTTGCTGAAACTCTGCAGCCCATGTTTCTTCCGTTACAAGCATTCGTTCCTTTCGGTAATAGTCCGTTGTAAATATTTTTCTGCCCTCTTTATTAGTGATTTCCCAGTTACTTTCATCTGTGATCGGGTCCAATGCTGGTATCGCGACTTCTCTCCATCTCCATCCGAGTTCGTCTGCTTTTCCTTGTAAATAAGTTATAGGGTCATACAAACTATACTTTGTTCCCTGTATGATTATCGGAGTACCTTCGATTCTTCGCCCCATTACGTCATCGGTAACTTTTTCACAAAGAAAATCCAATCTGTCTCTGTTTCTCGCTTCTTCATGATTCTTAACGCAGTCATCTATGTACAAAAGAACATTAGCTTCAGTATTTCCGACAATAGAACCGTCAATAGGACGACACGTAAATGTGGCAAATCTTCTTTTTTTACCAAGGTGTATAGTCATTTCATCGGCATTTTGTCCGACTTTTACAGCATCTGGGAAAATATTAAGGTATCTTTTATACATGCCTTCATCGTCAAAAGTTTCATTTATTCCACCAAAAAACGATTTAACAAGCCCTTCTCCTTTTCCAGTGGCGAATATACTGCCATCCGGTTTTCGACCGCCCATCATAAGACTTAATCTAAGCCCCGATGTCGTTTTTCCTGTTCTTTTAGGCTGAGATACCGATAAAAAATCAAGCTTTCCTTCATAAACTTCCTGATAAGCACCTATAATCGGTTTTAATCTATCTCTTCTAGGCAAATAGAAACGCTTATATGGATCCTTTTCATCACATTCAAGATACAAAAAGAATGAATCCACTAAATACGGTGCTTCATAACCGACAACATCATAAAAATCGTTTATGACTTTGTATTCCGTCTTGTTTTTGGCACTGAAAACTTCCAAATCAAGAAGTGTACCGCCTGTTTGCTTCATAACCAGTTGATTTAAGAACGATTTTGCATTTTTCGATACTTCAAGACCATTTGTTATATCTTCTTTTATTGCAAACTCGCTGGCCATACAGTACGCTTCCACAAGTTCAGCAGACAATCCATACCTGTCATAATGCTGCTTGTACCCGTCTAATGTTGTCTGTAATTGTTTACTAAACATAAAAAAGGCACACCACCTTTCTTTTAAATAAAAAAAGTAATGCGCCATTTTGCATTGTTCATATCACTCCATATCGGATATGCTATCTCTATTCTGTTATCTACATACTACTTTTTTTGAAATTTCCGCAACACTTACTCCTGTAGATGTTTTTCTGACTTCCACATCTCTTCCCCTGTGTAATGCCTTTGCTATCGCATCAGCATTTTCAATAATTTTTAACTTCAGTTCTTTTTCGCTCATGATAAAGCACCTCCGTTTTTGTAAACTTTAAATCCCTGTTCTTCATATTTTTTTACTGCTTTATCAAGTCCCGACTTTGTTTTGTATCTATGATTTTTTAATTCGCATATTCCTTCTTTTTCAACAGCATATATTCCATACGGAACGTATTTGCTTGCAGCTGTTAAAACTCCGGCTTTTTGCGACTTATCCATTTCGTACACTGTTCCGTTAATTATTACTTTCAAAATCCATCTCCATAATCATTCTATTAACATCTCTAAACAATTCCGTATCAAGAATCATATTTCCACCAGCATTTGTTGTTTCACGAATTACCCAATCATAATACCATAATGCTTTTTTCAAATCCTGTTCTTTGGAATTACCGTCTTTCTCTCCAGCACGATACAAATACTTGTATGTATTCAGCAAACAAAATACCGAAGTTTTAAATAATCCGTATCTTTCATGCATCTCTACAATGCATTCTTTCCTCCCTGGTTTGTTATAGTGTGTCGTGTGGTTTACGTTATTTTTCATCAAATACCCTCGCAAAATTTTCCATATCATACGTTTCTCTTATGTGATCAACACACTTCTTCAGATTTTCTTTCAAAAATTCGTCCGTAATCAATTCCGGATGCAATGTGTAAAACGCACAAGAATTTTCATTTCCGTGTTCTTTCCATTTTCGATAATTAAATGTCATTGTGAATAATGGAATCATGGTCAAATCTTTTGTTTTTCTTCTGTAGTACCAGTTAATTAGTTTTTTAATCATTCCCATGCACCTCATTCCAAATATCGCAAAACTCTTTAAATTCTCCCACATCCATCAATCGTGCAATTTCTTCTTTGTTCGACACGTGTACAATCGCCGCACCTTCAACATTTGGAACCGCACAAATCTCTAATTCAACTACTGGATATTCGCCTACGCACTGACTTATGGTATATCCGGCACATCGAACATTATTGCCGTCAATAGATAGTTTTGGCCAATAACCATTTTCTGTTATTGGTTCTATTTTTAACTTGTGCATCAATAATTCCACTCCCCTCAAGACAAAACAATTAAAATCAATGCCGCCACTCCATCGTATATGGTTTTTGTTTCATGTTTATTTCCAGTAAAAAATTTCCACAAAAAACAACCCCAACAATTTTGCAAATAATAGTTCCGATTATTCCAATCAATTCTAAATTCAAACTCCCACCGCCTTATTGTGCTTACAGTAAATCAATAAATGTTCTGCAATCTGTTCAAGTTCATCAACTTCGTATTTTTGAGAAACTGTAGTATCTCCAAGTCCACAAAAAGATTTTTCTATGGGACTTGTCTCTCTTTCGTATGTGAGATTTATCAAACATTCCGCAGCAGATATCGGGTCAAATAGCAAATCATCTTCTTTCGAGGTTATTCCAGCTTTTATTTTTAAAAGATTTTCTTTTACTGCAAGTTCAGATTCAAGTTCCTTTATTTTGTTTTCAAGGTCTTTTCGGTCACATCCATTTAATACCAATTCTTTACCGCAATACGGACAATAATCTATTGATATACATTGCGAACCAATAACAGACTTGTCTTTATATGATATATACTTTTTTTTATTTATTTCAATAATCATCCATCTATAGTTTGGACCTTCATCAATTACTTTTTCTTTTCCATCACAAAATTCACACATACAACACCTCCAGAATTAAATAATGGGCCATGTAGGACTCGAACCTACAATTCCAGGAATCAAAATCCTGTGCCGTACCGTTTTGGCTATATCGCTAATTTTTATCAAATCGAGTGCACATCCTCATAATCATCACATACGAATTTGCATTCCGTATAATCAGACTCGTATTCGCCTTGCTCCTTTGTACATACATATCCGGTTTTCTTTTCGTATTTTCCGTGCTTACACGTTCCACAACATTCTTTTGAATCACACATGATCATTTCCTCCTACATAATTCCTAATTCGTCATATGCCTTGTATATCTTCGGTGACTGTATCGCAAACCAGTCAATTACCGTTTCATCGTGGCCGATATAACAATCATGTTTCCAGTTGAACCCCAGTCCGCTTTCATACATGAATGCATGTATTATCTCGTGTCGCAACACTTTCTTTTGCATTTCCAGAAAATCGCCGATTCCATTTACATTGTCTTCTCTCAGATAAATTTTCCGACAACTAAAATCGGTTTCTCCGTCAATATCTTCTTCTCCGTATTTCTTCGGCAGTATCGTGTATTCAGTTCCTAAAATGCTTATTGTCTTAAACTCATTTGTTGCTATCATACAGACCCCTTTTTTATTTTTGAAAAATTTTTGAAAGACCCCTTTTTGTTTTTGTCGGTGGTTCGGGGACTTAGTAGGAGGCTTTTTAAAAAGCTACTAGACCCCCACCCGGCTTGTTCCGTTCAGCTTCCCACTGATCCGGAATTTTAATCATGTATTGTAATTACATATCATCTATACGACAAACATATATTTGTCCAATAGATAAACCACTATATCTTGTGGTGTTTATTTTCATACCACTATATATTGATTTTATGGTTTTTTAGCTGTTTTCCATTTGTGCAATCTGCACAATGGTTTCAGGCTTTTTCACTCCCAACTGCGGAAGCTGATCTATTGTTAGTGCTGGACGCTGCGCCACTTCCTTGCTTACTCCTGGAAGATTTAAACCGTATTCCACATTTCCCACAAACATTGTACCGGTAACATGTTTGTTATCTAGCGCATCATCCTTTATTGATTCCAAACGAATATCTTGAACTTTTTTCCAAATACGGAAACTGGTTGAACTTGGCTCCGTGTGCTTCCAGTTGTCTATTGTATCTTTTGGAATATTTGTAAAATAACTAAAACCTTCTGCGGATACGAATTTATTATACATATTACTTAAATAAATATAATAATCGCATATCTTATAAATCAAATCATAATCATAGCTATTGCATGTACTCGGTATCTTATTTTTTTCATAATGATTTAATGTTTTACTTTTTAATATACTTCTGTCGCAAAAAACACGATTGCCAACAAATTGCAAAACGGCCTTCCAAGGTCTCTGACCTTCCATTTTTAAATTGTCAATCTTGAACTTTTGGCAAGCTTCGGCAATTGCTTCTTCTATGTCATTGTCATATATAACTAAATCATCTACATGTAATACTTCCAAATCTTCGCTATAGTTTTCCATGTCATGCTCACCTCCTGTTAGAATTTAAAAAAAGAAAAACGCCCACAGAAAAGACCTGATAATGATCTAATCTGTGAGCGTGCTGCATTTGTTTTTTTGCCGTCCTTGCTCTGTCCATCTATCCGATAAGCTCCGTTGTCCCTCTCACGGCGCCGGGCGGTGGCTGGCGGATTCGAATTAAATTTTCTGATTCCAATATAAACCAATGCTGTTATTATGTCAACCGTTAAATTTATAAAAATTCCATAAACAGAAAAAAGCCCGATCAGCTGCCGGAACTTTCTTTCGTTTTTTCGTTTTTCTTTTTTTAGTATTTTTTTCTTTTTACTTTTTATCTTTCTTTGTATGTATTACTTTATAGACTAAGATATACGTTATCTAAGTATGTAGTATATTAATATATATAATATATAGTGTATTAATAATAATCTACTGTATATAAATATATACTGTATTAATTAATATTATAAATAATATACTGTATTAATAGTATTTACTTATTGAAGAAAAGAATAGATAAGAATAGAATAGAGGAGTCGTACGACTAAGTCGTACGATGTCAAAC